TAGGCCCGAACAAGGGCAGAGTTAATGGCATTCGCCGTAAGCGTGGCCAGGTTGTCGCATAGCTGCGTCGACCAGGTCACCGGCACCACGAACTCCACCTTGGACAGACCATAGTCCGCCACAGCGTCGAAGTCGACACCGTCCACGGTCTTGGTTACGACCCGGCTGAGCCGGAGGTTCAGAGGGATACGGCGAACCCGCTCGTTCTCCTTGAGGGAGATCGAGATGGTCCCACGTCCCGGAGGGAAGTCCTCGGTGACGTCGTCACGGTACGTGGCGACGCCCTCGCGGCTGATCCCCTTAGGGGTGTAGGTCCGTTCGACGGGCGTATCCTCGCCATCGTAGATGGCAATAGGTGCATTCTCAGGCACTTGTGTTCTCCAATGGCCTTGTTAGGGCCTTGATTACGGGAGGGTTATGCCGCATATTTCAGCGACGGTAGTTCGCGCGCCGGCCGAATAAAGCTTGATCGATCAGAGCGATCGTATCAATCAGCCGGAAACCCATCAGATCCCGGATCATGTCCGGGTTGGGAACCAAACTAGGCACGGGTTGTGATTCTTTCCAACGGATGAAGACGTGAGTCTTTGCACCGCAGAAGGTGTCATCTCGTCCCTTGTCAAGGAGCCTATCTTGGCCTTGTATGGCCATCCACGGCTCCGCCCAGTCGGTTGACTTCGCGTTAAGACTGATCGAACCATCGAGGTATTTCAGACCCAGTTGGGCTGTCCAGCCCTCCAGAAAGTCTGACACGCCAAGGAACCAATCAACCACGAAACTAAATGGTTGGAGTTCCCAGGCAAGGAGAACAGGGTCGAGCACCCCCAAGTCGACTAGTGATAGGTACCTGTCGGTCTCTACCATGTAGTCGTACCGGGCTCGCATTCTGCAAGATGCCCAACCTCTCCGTCGTTGTCTCACCACGAGACCCGACGCGATGGTGCGGTCAATCCAGTCCTCGTACTCGTCGTCGTGCTCTTGCACCTTGACGACGTACAGCCACATGCTGTCGTAACACCCATTCTGCGCCTTATCGAGGGCGCCAGAAATAGAATAGATGTCATTGAGCAGCGGGCGGATTCCATACCGCCACTCGAGCCAGACATCAGACAACGGTCTT